CGTCGTCGTCAAGCTGGATGCACCTGCCCGCGACCGGGCTCCTTTCGTCATTCGTCGGATTCATCCGGCGAGGAAATAGGCTCACCAGACAGGCACGTCGCGAGACGTCCCGTCCCTGCGCGCCCTCCGGGGCGCCCGAAGGAACCCAACATGAATTATGCAGAGCAGATTACTGCTTTTACCGAGCAGCGCGCTGTCAAGGCGGCGGCGCAGAAGTCGATTATGGATGCAGCTTCGGAGAAGGGTGAGACCCTCGACGAGCAGCAGCAGGAAGAGTTCGACACACTCTCCGACGAAATCGACGCGATCGACAAGCACCTGACTCGCCTGAACCGCGTCGAGAAGTCGGCGGGCATTGGTGCGGCTCCGGTCGCTGGCAAATCATCGGACGAGGGCTCGGCTTCCCGCGAGGGCAAGATCGTCGTCAAGGCTCCTGAAAAGCTCGAGAAGGGCATCGCATTTGCCCGCCTCGTCAAGAGCATGGGCGCCGCGAAGGGCGATATCGGCCGCGCGATCCGTATTGCATCCAATCGCTACGGCGAGGACAGCGATGCGGTTGGCGTCCTGAAGGCCATCGATCTCAAGGGAACCGACAAGTTCGAGTTTCCCGGTTTCGAGGCTGTCCAGAAGGCCAATGTCGTTGCGGGTTCGGCGATCTCAGGCAACTGGGCCGCTGACTTGGTGCTGACTGAAGGCGGCGCGTTTGCCGACTTCGCTCAGTTCCTTCGCCCTCAGACCGTGCTCGGCAAGCTCAATCTCCGCAATGTCCCATTCGATACCGCTCTCGGAAGCTCGACGAGCGCCGGCGGCGGCGGATGGGTCGGGGAAGGCAAGCCCAAGCCGCTAACCTCGTTCAACTTCGACAAGACGACGCTTCCTCCGCTGAAGTGCGCCAACATCGTCGTTCTGACCGAGGATCTGCTTCGTCGCGAATCGTACAGCGCGGAAACGCTTGTGCGTGACGAAATGGCGAATGCGCTCACTCAGATGATCGATACCGACTTCCTCGATCCCGCGAACTCGGGAACGAGTGGAGTGAAACCGGCGTCGATCACGAACGGCGCTGCTCATGGTGCGGCTTCGGGGACTGGCGATGCGTCGGACATTCGTGCCGACCTACGTTCGCTCATCAATGAGTTCATTGTGGCTAATCAGCAGGGCTCATCGATCACGCTCATCATGCGTGCGACGGATGCTCTTGCGGCCGGGATGCTCGTCAATGCCCTCGGTCAGCCCGAGTTCCCGAACATCAGCATGGGCGGCGGCTCGCTGTTCCCTGGCCTGAATGTCGTAACTTCTCAGGTAGTGACCTCCGGGACCATTATCGCCGTTCAGGAAAGCGAGATTTATCTCGGCGACGATGGCGGGTTCATGGTCGACGTCAGCCGCGAAGCCTCGCTCCAGATGCTCGACAATCCGACGAACGACGTCTCCACTCCGACGGCAACTTCGCTTGTCTCGCTATGGCAGAACAACGCCGTCGGCTTCCGTTGTGAGCGCATACTGAACTGGGCCAAGCGCCGCACGACTGCGGTTGCTTACCTCACCGGCAACGTGTGGGGCGGCTCTGTGAACGACCTGAGCTAGCCTCGGTCGTAGGGGCGGATCTTGCCTCGTCCGAGGTCCGCCCCACTCTTTTCAAGGAGAGCATTACATGGCGACGAAGCAATTCACGGCTCTCAAGGACTTCCGGTATGGAACGAGGATGCTCAGGGCCGGCGATCCCGTCGATATGGACGGATCGAGCGCTCGGCTCTTCACGGCGCTCGGAGCGATCGGGCCACGCGATGCTGACGGTTCCGGAAGGCTGATCCCGAACGCACCTGCGCCGCCAAAGGCGGCTGCAAAACGCAAGCCCGCGAAGAAGAAAGTGGCAAAGAAAGCCAAGTGACACACAGCCTCGCCTATCGCAAGAATGAGGACGCGATCCTCCGCGGCGAGGTTCCGAGCAAATACACGCGCTTGCTTCCCTTCATCGCTGGCAATCGTATCCTCGAGATCGGATCAGCCGAGGGCGTGCTTTCCCTCCTCCTCGCGAGGCAGGGCAAGCAAGTCACTGCAATTGAAAAGAGCGAAGAGAGGCACGAGGCCGCAGCGAACCTATATTCGCGCTGGCTTGCTGGCGTGAACCATTTCACGGCGCCGACATTCGTGAACGATCGCATTGGCAATCGCTTAGACCTTTTGAACGGCGTCGACACGCTGGTTGCCGTGCGGGTGATCTATTATCTCGGTGAAGAGCTAGACCGCATCTTCGCGAAGGTTTCTCAGAAAGTTCCGAAGGTCGTTCTTTGTGGCAACCGCAACCGCGCCGAGCGCTGGAGGGCTGGAACGCCTGACGAGCCTCTAGGCGATATGAACCGCTACGCAGCCTCCGAGGGCATGGTCGAGCTTCTTGAGCGCCACGGATACGGCATTACGGCGCAAGTGCTCGAGGGCGACGAAATAGTGGTAGGGGAGCGTTGATGAGGCTGCTCATTTTCGCCTGCCTGCTCACGGCATTACTTGGCGAGTTGGGCGTTCTTCCGCTGAAGCAAGGCGCTGCGATGATTTTCCTTTTATTGGCCGTGGCTACGCTTGCAATCGACTATCGCGGTCGTGTCTAACTGGGTCGATCCGGCCTTAATCCGCTTCAAGATCACGCCACATGATGACCTCAGGGGCGAAATGGGCGGCGACTGGGATATTGAAAGGCGTTATCCGCTCTCAGCAGCAGTAAAGCACAGAGCGATTCTCCAGCGCTACCGAGACGGCAAGCGTTGGGAAGAGACGGACCTGTTCGCCGACACTTATCGACGAAGATTTGAAAGCGGCGAGACAGTCCGGGGCGAGCCGACGATGGAAGCGTTGCTCGCCCAATATTACAGCCGAGTTGATGGAATGTTCGAAGCGCTCAAGCGCAAAGGCTTCCGCGAGGATTGCCCGCTTCCAGTCTTCCTGATCGGCCGCGACGGCGAGGTCTTCATTGGCAACCAGGGAAACCACAGGCTCGCGATGGCTCAGGTTCTTGGGCTCGAACGCATCGCAGGGGAGATTTTGTGCAGGCACAGGCTCGCGACATTCTCAGACGCGCAGCAAGCCTAATGAGCGGTGAGCGCACTTATTCGCGCCATGCGGAGGGGTCGCCGAGCATAGCGTGGACGGACAGATGGTCGGCGACGGGAGCGCTTGAGCGCGCGGCGCGTCCGCTTCGCAGCGGGGCTGCGATGCTCGGGCCAAGCGACACGGTATCTTTGGATACAGCGAAAGCCGCAGTCTGCCGGATTGTAGGTTATCCGCACATTGATGCTTGGGAACACGCTGAGCGGCCTGATTGGCGGCGGGTTCGTGACATTTTTTTGAAAGCAATGGCATGAACGAAGCTGGCGTGGTGGAGCGTAAGCCTTTGTTCCAGGTGATCGATACTGGACCGCCAATCCCGGCAATGACGACCGATGCTGAACGCGAATGCTATTACCGGCTCGCAAAAGAAGCGGCGGGGAGCGGCGCGATTGTCGAGCTCGGCGCGTGGATGGGTGCTTCGACCGCCTATATCGCTGCTGGCATTCGTGACGCTGGAGTTCGTCAGAAGGTTCACGTCTACGACTGCTTCAAATCGAAGGGTGGGCATATCGAGAAGGTAAAAGCCTTCTACGACAAGCATAATATCGACAAGGTTCCGGTCGGACCATGCCTTGAGACGTTCAAGGAAAACCTCGGGCCGCTGAATGATTTCGTTGAACCTCATCCCGGCCAAATTGAAGCGATGCAATGGACGGGCGGGCCGATCGCTCTGCTCGTGACGGACGCCCCGAAGCGGGTTCCTGCGATCTCTTCTGTGCTGACGACGTTGAAGGATGCGCTCCAGCCCGGAGCAATCATGGCGTGGCAGGATTTCTGCCACTTTCCGAGCTATGAGATCCCTGCTTGCCTCTATAGGCTCAGGGATCACCTCGAGGTCGTCGAGGCCGTGGTTCCCGGGACGACTTTAGTTTTCCGCATCAAGTCGCAATGGACGCGCCGAGAAGTTGCTATGTCGTCTCTCGACCTCGGGACATGGACGCCGGCCGAAATAGGAGCGGCTTGGTATTATTGGCATAAGTTCGTGCCGGCCGAGAAGCTTGACCTCTTCCGTTGTGGCTTGACGATGTTCGTCTGCGACATTGGCGAGCCCGAATTGGCCGTCAGTTTCCTAGCGGATATCTACGCGGACGCGCCCGACGCAATCCTTCCGAAGTGGCGGTACCTTTGGGAGAAGCGAGCCGACTTCCGGACCCGCTACGCTCCATTGTTCTGCTATCTGAGAGACCAAGGCGCTCTGTGATCCGAATAATTTGCTGGCTGTGGAATCAGCCGGGGGTTAGGATCGCCTACACAGCCAAGCACGTAAATATTTTCGCGTCGATGGTTCGGCGCAACTGTTCGGTGCGGTTCAGCCTAGCGTGTGTCACCGACATGCCCGAGGGCATAGATCCGAATGTCGATATCATTCCTCTTCCGACTGACTTCGCCGACATTAAGCCGCGATGGGGACCGCATAAGCCGAACTGTTTTCGCAGGCTGTCACTTTACCGAAAAGATGCAGCGAAGATATTTGGCGGCAAGCGCATCGCATCATTCGATCTGGATTGCATCATTGGCGGCGACTTGGCTCCGATACTTAGTCGGCGCGAGGATTTCGTCATCTACAAGGGGACGCATCCGACCCGCCCATATAATGGCAGCCTCCAGCTAATAACGGCCGGAGCCCGCCCGCAGGTTTACGACCGTTTCGACCAAGCCGGAGCCGATGCTTCGGGAGAAGCCTTTCACGGCTCAGACCAGGCATGGATTGCCCATTGCCTCGGGCCGAATGAAGCGACTTGGGACGAGAACGACGGCATTTGGCATTTCGACCAATATTTGAAGCGCTGGATGAAGGTTAACCCGACGATCCTGTTCTTTCCCGGCAAGAGAAAGCCGTGGGAGTTCAAGGACGTCTTTCCATACACCAAGCGCAATTATCGCATCGCAGAGAGGGAGGCCGCATGAGGTTTGTCGTTAAGCTGATCGACGCTCCTGCTGTCCCCGGCGGCAAGGCTTATGCGCTTTGCGATGCGAACACAGGCGTTCCGCTGCCGAGCCAAAGGCGCTGCGTTGTTGATAACGGCATCAGCGACTTGCCGACGGTGACTGTTGAGTTCGCGGTGAACGGTCAAGACGTGAGCCTAAGCGAATGAAGCTGTTCGGCTTCGAAATCTCGCGACAGGAGAAGACGCTTTCGGCGCCCGCCAATACGCGCGGCGGCTGGATTGGGCTTATCCGCGAGCCCTTCTCAGGGGCTTGGCAAAAAAACCTCGAGGAGCTTTCGCCCGACACTTGTCTCGCGTTCCATGCAGTCTTCGCTTGCCATACGCTTATCTGTTCCGACGTCGCAAAGCTCAGGGTTAAGCTCGTCGCTCAGAAGGGCGACGTTTGGCAGGAGACGACGAGCCCCGCATTCTCTCCGGTTCTTCGCAAACCCAACAACTTTCAGAACCGCATCCAGTTCTTCGAAAGTTGGGTCAATTCCAAGCTCGCGAGGGGCAACGCTTACATTCTGAAGGCCCGCGACGGACGGGGAGTTGTAACAGGGCTCTATGTGCTGAACCCTGACCGGGTGACGCCGCTCGTTTCTGATGACGGGCAGGTCTTCTATCAGCTTGCGAAGGACAATCTCTCTGGACTTGAAGAGGTTCAGGCGATCGTCCCGGCGCGCGGGATCATCCACGACCGCTTCAACTGCCTGTTCCATCCTCTTGTTGGCATTTCTCCACTGTATGCTTCGGCTCTCGCGGCAACGCAGGGAACGAACATTCAGCGATCGAGCGCGCGTCTCGCGGCGAACGGCGTCCGTCCCGGTGGCCTTCTGACGTTCCCAGGCAAGATACCTGCCGACGATGCGAAGCGCCTGAAGGAGGATTGGCAGGAGAAATATTCCGGGCCGAGCGGAGCGGCCAAGATCGCCATTCTCGGTGAAGGCGCGAAGTTCGAATCGCTGACCATGACGTCAGACGAAGCGCAGTTGATCGAGCAACTGAAATACACCGCTGAAGTCATCTGCTCGACCTATCACGTCCCGCCGTACAAGATCGGCGGCACACTCCCGACCTACGCGAACATTCAGTCGCTCAACGTCGAATATTATTCCCAGTGCCTCCAGGCGCTCATCGAGAGCATCGAGCTCTGTCTCGACGAAGGGCTCGGCATTGGCGAGGGAACCGTCACGAACGGCGTGACCTATGGGACCGAGTTCGACGTCGACAACCTGCTCCGCATGGACAGCGTTACTCAGATGGAGATGCTCGACAAGGCTCAGGGCAAGCTCGAGGTCGACGAGATCCGTCAGAAGCTCGGATATGCCCCGACGAAGGGTGGCAACGCCGTTTACTTGCAGCAACAGAATTATTCGCTGGAGGCTCTGGCGAAGCGCGATGCCAAGGACGATCCGTTCGGCACCGCGAAGCCTGCTCCAGATCCTGCCGCGAACGACAACGCCGCAGCCCAAGAAGCAATGAAACTCCTGGCGACCGTAACGAAGGGTTTTGCCGATGTTTGACGGTCAGCAACTCGGCGAGACAATCGTCGCTCAGGTAAAGAGCTATCTCGAGCGCGAAGTTGCTTCGTTGAAGGCCGAGAATGCGGAATTGCGGGAAAGGCTCACCAAGCTCGAGGCGAGGCCCGCTCCAGAGAAAGGCGACAAGGGCGACAAGGGCGAGGATGCCCAAGCGCCTTCGCTGGAGGCTGTGTGGAACGAATTTCTGCCCCAGGCCGAGGAAATCATCAGGGAGGCCGTATCGGTCGCCGTGGAGGCTCTACCGAAGCCCGAGAAAGGCGAGAAGGGGGATGATGGACAAAGCGTTGAGCCTTCTCTTGTCGAAGAGATGGTCGCGGGCGCGGTCGCGAAGGCAGTGGCTGAACTTCCGACGCCGAAAGATGGCAATGACGGCAAAGACGCGGCCGGAATTGTCGAAGCCCTGAAGGACAATGGCGAGCTCGTCCTGACGCTTCAGGATGGCCGTCTGATCCGGACCGGAATCCGCGACGGCAAGGACGGCAAGCGAGGCCGCGACGGTTTTGGCTTCGACGATATGGACGTCTGTGTCCTCGACGATGACCGCACGATCGAACTCTCGTTCCGCAAGGGCGAGGACGAGAAGGCATTCACGCTCAAGTGGCCGACGGTGATCGATCGCGGCGTCTACAAAGCGACCGAAGAATATGAAGCCGGAGACGGCACAACCTGGGGCGGAAGCTTCTGGATCGCACAGCGGGCAATCTCAGCCGGCGAGAAGCCGGATAGTCCGGAAAGTGGTTGGAGACTTGCGGTCAAACGTGGTCGTGATGGGAAGGACGCGAAATGAGCAAGAGCAATAGCTGGGAGACAGCTTTGCTAACGTTGCTGTTTAATAACACCAACGCAGCAAACATTGGCGATGCGACTGGCCTCAGAGGTTCGTCGACGGCGGGTTCTCTGTATGTCTCGCTCCACACAGCCGATCCCGGCGAGGCTGGCGATCAAACGACGAGCGAATGCAACTATACGGGGTATGCTCGGCAAGCCATTGCGAGATCAAGTTCCGGATTTACGGTTACGGCGAATAGCGTATCGCCAGCGGCCGATACCTCATTCTCAGCCCCGTCCAATTCAACGAACCTGCCTCAAACCGCGAGTTTCTTCGGCATCGGGACCGCAAGTTCCGGCGCGGGCGTCCTGCTTTATTCTGGCGCCCTCTCTCCAACGATCGTGATTTCCAACACCGGAGTGACGCCGATCTTCGGTGCTACGAGCGCGATCACCGAGGACTAGGGCAATGGATTATTGCTACACCGTCTTTCCGAATATCGAGCCCGCGCCGCCGCAGCTCAGCAATCCGTCGAAGATCTCGGCTGTGAAGGTATTCCCGAATCCGGGCTCTTTCTCGTACAGCAACAAGATTGCAGACCCGAACTTCCACGGCGTAGGCTATTACGCGAAGGCTGGCGTGGCATTGGGCCAGTTGGACTTCTCCGATATGGACCTGTCGGGGACGTCACCTACTGCCCTCGGCATGGCCGGCCTGCTGCGAATGCAGAACGGCACCGTCGACACGATCAATATGACGCGCATCCGTCTTCTTCATGGGGCTTATGCTCCTGGGGTAGCGGCGGGATTGTTCAACCTCGTCGGAGCAGATGCGGGCGTCATCAACTTCACGGATTGCGACGTTCAGAGAGACCAGCCGATTACCTCGTCGGGCGACATTTATGGCGTTCTCTGCACCGGAAGCGGCCACGACAAGGATGGAAACCCATTCGGCTCGGCGAAGGAAATCAACTTTACGCGCTGCCGTGCGACGGGCGGATACACCAACTACAACGCAGGGGACACATCTTACCCCAATGACGATCTTGTCAGCCTCGAAAAGTCGATTCTGAAAGTTCGTTTCACCGACTGCGATCTTCGCGGAACGCAAGACGCCTGTATTGATAGCAAAGCGATCGATTGCAGCGCTGATCGCACGATCGTCGGCGGTGGCCGGGAGAACATGAAGTTCTTCAGTTCGGCCCATCACGGCCATGTGATTTCATGCCCGCCGAACAATTTCCATTGTCTGATCTCCACTCCGACCGGAGGCCAGCCGATTGAGGCTATCTATGACGTTCACGAGGTCTTGGGATTCGATCCTGTAACGAATGAACCCGCAGACCCGAATCTCTCGGTCATCAAGTTCGAGCGCGACGGCGGAATCTACCGCGGCCTAACCGCCCTCTATCGCGGCTTTCAGCCCGGACAGGTGCTCGCGAGACTTGAAGCCTCGGCGGTGGCGAACTCGCAAATCTGGCTAGGAGATAAGCAAGTGCCGATCACCGGCACAACCGTATTGATGCCTCAGTAAAAGCCATCCTCGATGGCCGTAGCAACCAGCGCAAAAACCAACGGCACAGGGTTCGGTACGGGCGCTTCCACGCCTGCTACCAATTCTGTAGCAACCACCGGTTCCATCAGCATCGCCAATGGCGAGACGATTCTGGTCTTCGGAGCGACTTCGCTCAATACGTCGCTCGGTACTGCCCTAACGATCAGCGATACCTCCAGCCTTAGTTGGACTGAGGTCGTCTCGGGCGGCTGGACCTTCGATCCTGGGACAAACCCACGAGAGCGCGTCACAGCCTGGTGGTTCAGAAACACGACCGGTTCGACCATCAATACGACGATTACAGTGACAGGACCGACCGGGGCATCGACCGATACCGGGGCCTGCGTAATTGGGATCACTGGCAATTCGACCTCTTTCACCAATTTTGTGTCGGCCACCAATACGGCCGGCGATCCAGCGCCCTCGTTAGGTACCTCTCCAGCCAGTACCAGCGCAGTCGTCGGTTGTACGATCATCAGCGGCATTGCAGCAGCGCCAACGCTCCCGACCGGGTTCACTGAACTTCAGCATTTCAACCCGTCGGGTGGCGCTCGCAGCCGAGAAGTGCAGACGATCCACGATGACACGAGCCCGGCTCAGAGCGCGTCATGGACAACCGCTGGCACAAACTCGATTGCCGTCCTTATTGAGGTTCCGATAACCTCTGCGGTCACTGGATCGTCAGCCGGAACGTCCGCAGTTTCTGGCGCGGGCAAGGCAAGGGCAAAGGGGCCGGGGTCGTCTGCGGGGGCTGCAACCGCTTCCGGAGCTGCAAAGGCACTCGTTAAGAGCGCTGGTTCGTCGGCAGGCATCGCCACGGCTTCTGGCGTCGGGAAGGCATCAGGCAGAGCGGCTGGGTCATCCACCGCCGCGGCTACAGCCTCTGGAGCGGGCAGCGCGCTAACCAAAGGCGCCGGTTCGGCAACGGGCGGCGGAACAGCATCAGGGGCGGGTAAGCTAACGGCCGTTTCTGTTGCCAGCACTGCGGGAACGTCGTCGGCTAGCGGAGTTAGTAATTCGTGGGGCCTTGCTAGCGGGACAGCCTCAGGCAGTTCTACTGCGGATGGCACAGGAAGCGGCGGCTTAACGGCTATCGGCTCAAGTTCTGGATCTGCGACTGCCGAAGGGGCGGG